CTACGTATGCTGCCATTACTTATTCTCGATCTTGGTGTTTAGTTCTTTAATCGCTTCAATTAGCAATGCTATAAGTTTCTCGTACTTAACCGCTTTGATACCATTGTCTCTTGTTGCAACAACTTCTGGTAAGATTTTTTCAACTTCTTGAGCGATAATACCTACGTCTTTTCTGCGAACGAAGTATCCGTCTTCACCACCTCTTTCATCGATATACGACTGATTCCAATCAAACGAAACGCCTCTGATATTCATTAACTTATTGAGTGCATTAGGAATCACATTGATATTTTCCTTCAATGAAATATCAGACGAATAGTATGCTGTAATATCACTGGTCGCACGAATCTCACCAACAGTTCCTGATGGAGCCGTACCTATACCAAGCGAGAACGGTATAGAAATATTATTAGCAGTAAACGTTCTGGTAGAAGGGTTGAAAAATAAACCAGTCGAAGATACGTTGATTGTAGAGACATTACCCGTTGTATTATTGATAAATGCGACATATCTCGTTTCATCTACTGTATCTTGATTGATTGCAATGACAATAGAATTTGCTTTTTCAAATGCAGCAATAGCTCTAATATTGGCAGTGTTTGCTTGACCAAATGACGCAGCAATTAATGTATTTGTATAGGTATTAGCACCAGCAATGGTAGCACTAGAGAATGCATTAGCACCAGTACCAACAACAGTGTTAGCACCAGCTATGATCGAGATCAGATATGCATTGGCGCCAGCAATGGTAGCACTAGAGAATGCATTAGCACCAGTACCAACAACAGTGTTAGCACCTGCAATGGTGGCACTTGTAAATGCGTTAGAAATGATACCTGTACTTAGAGCGAGTAAATTAGCTGAGTTGGCTTTATCGAAAGCTTTTTGAGCTACTGTGTTTGCAAACGAGACACCATCATTCGCACCTTCTGCTAAGTATATTAATTGATTGGTGCGAATGCGCCAGATATCAAAGGTGTCTGTAAGGGCTACGTTTGCTAAAGGCATTTTATTTTACCAATCCTCTTAGTAATTCTTTTATCTCAGATATTTCAAAAGAAAGATGTTGTATAGTCTCTTCAAGTTTGGCCATCTTTCTCTCTTTTTCTTTGCGTAGTCTGTAAGCGGAAAGAGCCTCATTATCTTTATTTATGAGAACTCCTTCAGCTACTTTATATACTCCTGGTACCTCTGTCTTTTGCATCGTCTAGATTCCAATTTATATCTGAAGAGCTATTGATCTTAAATCTGCAACTCTAGGAATTATTGCAGAGTTTGTTGCCAACAATCCTACTTTGATTTGGAATAATTTGTATCCAGTGAAAGTGATACCTTGACTGTTTGTATACTGCACTGCTCCTGAATTTGCTGCTGTCATATACGAAGATGGTATATTGAATGTATACTCTTTGAAATCTTTCGTGTTCACAAGAGATGAATAAGATATATCACCACCAAAAGACTTTTCAAGCTCAATCCAAGATTTCTGTGCCATAGTATCGGAATCTTCACCATTCAAAATCTTAATCCAAACTTTAACATCTGTGTTTGGTGGACGATATGCAGTTAGATATACCTTCAAATCTTCAGCATCTTGACCTTCAGCCAATGTGACAATCTTTGAGATATACTTATTGAACAGATTGCCTCCACTTGTATTAGCTTCACCTACTGTATTATCATTAATAATGTTGTCAACGATGATAGACTGTGTTCTACCAATGTCAAATACAGGTGACAGATAGTTCGAAGAAGAGTTCATCGTTACACGAACTTTATTTGATCTGTTAGATGACAATGAAGCAATTTCATTTGATCTTGAATAGACTGCCATCTCTGTATTAAACTCGTAGTTTTCACCACTATCGATATTAGTATACGCTTGGGCGCTACCAGTATTTGAATATGTTGCCATTTCAAATGATTGTGTTGCTTTAGCAAAGTTGATGATCGCAGGTTCAAAGTCAACCAGTGAATATCTGAAGTTGCTAATTTTTGAAATTGTAGCAGAGCCTTCGTCAGAAATATCAAAGATCGAGTCATTAGCAAAGAACTTACCATTAGAACTATCTAGAACTAGGTACGTTGTATTTGCACCTTCCTTATAGTATTCGAGGAATCCTTTACCAGTATCTATTGTTGCAATTGTCGCAGTACCCTTTGATGTTGCATTTGAAGCATATCTTACGGTAACTGGTTCGCCTAAAGTATATCGAATGTTTGCCATCGAATATGTGCCAGAATTGACATTTACAACACTAGCATTAATACCAGAAGTATCACCAACAATAAGATCAGTAACAGCAATTGCTGCACCACTATATCCAGACAACGTTAGTCTATCACCTGAAGAAATTGGTTCACCGAATCCTTCGATGCTTCCTACAACGTTCTGAATATATAACTTCTCTTTTGGTCTATTGCCAATCTCAAAGCTACCAGATGACACGAATGAAGCACGATACCAGTTACAGGTTAAATCTACTTGATCAACTAAATTCCAGATTGTGTTATTATTTGTTGTGTATGTTGCACCTGTATATGCTCTGCTTGTTACCTGTTTGCCAGTGTTAACATCGATTTCACCTATACGTGAACACCACAAGTAATAATTTGGATTAACAGCGTTAGGATGAATGATGAAGGCATATGATTTGTTGTTATATAAGAACAATGGTACATCAAAAACAACATTCAAACCGTTTGTTCTACCATTTGTAGAAATAGGTACTTGTGAATTTGTATAATTTTTTTCCGAGAAAGGAACTTGATTTAGCGTGATACCACCACCAGCGTCAACTTCTCTCACTTCAAACCATACACCTAATGTAGGATGCTTTTCAGCAAAGAACACTTCAACAGATGTTAAGAATATACCTTCTTCATTATCTGGTGCTTTGATTGGCATTACATACGCAAGACATCCATCTGTGTGAGGATCAGGTGTAGGAGCATCACCAGTATCTTCCGGTAAAGGTGGTAGAGAACTGAATGATGCACCTATTGTCAATTCAGAAACAGTTTTCTGTCTATCTTCAACCTGTCTTGTAGATAGGATCGTATCCTGCTTTGTCTGAATAAGACCTTGAGCAAAGAAAGAAGTTGATGCAAATGAAGTTGCAAAATCAGAACCTGTTAAACTGTCTGTCAAAATAACTTTCTTTTGACCAACCGTAAACTTTAAATTGTCAGTGTTTGGAAGATTCAGTCTGAACCAAACTTTACCATCAGAGTTGGCAATTATATTAGTTCCAACAGCATTTGTCCATGTTTTTACAGCAGCAACATCATTATACTCAGCCTCTGTAATTGGTCTGACATATTCTGTCATATCAATACCGTCAAAAAATGCATAATACTTAGCGAAAGGTTTTAGACCTATTGCTTCACCCATTAGAGTTTGCGCTCTGATATAAGGTATAATTTCAGTATTGATTATGCGAGAACCAACTGAAGTTGTGTCACTATCAAGATAATTGAAATATTCTGTACCAGTGCGTGAACTTGTAGTAATAGTTTCGACTGTAGCACCTGTAGCTGATGTTCTGATGTTTTGTGCTACACGATTTGCTTCAGCAGCCGACGAGAATGTTCCTACTAATGTGCCAGAAGCATCATCACCGGCATAAACTTTATAACCCGTGATATTAGTTTGCCAAGAGTTCCATGTTGTTGTAATACCACCAGATTGCTGCGCATCTTCCATACCATCTAGATTTGCGTTATTAATTGTTACTACATTTGGTGGTGCTGTATTGGAATCAATCCAAACATCTTGTGCAGGTGTAAGACTTAATGTACCAATAAATCTATAAGTAGATTTTTCAGTGTTTATTGTAGAAGTTACAGAAGTAATATTAGCAAATGCTACGTTAGAATAGTTTAGTGTTACTATATCACCAGTTTTTTTAATATTAGTGCCTGAAAGATAATCATAGTTGATAGACTGCATTGAGTATAGCGGTCTGATACTCTTTTCTTGCTGATCAACAACAATTCGATAATCGTCGTTGTATGTTGCACCAAGTTGATGATCTGTAAATGTATCAACAAAGATACCATTCTTAAATCTATCATTTCCATTCTCATCTGCAATTAATAGATCAACAGCATTCTTTTCTAGCAATGACAGTGAAGTATAATACTCTAGATTTGTGATTCGGTCTTTCATGATACCAATATCACGCATAGTTTGTCTAATTGCAGCAACCCAACGTATAGTTGTAGCAATATCTTGTCTACCAATTAGTTTTGCGTAATATGGTGATATTGAAGGATAAGGAGCAATATTCAGAATTGCAAGAACCATTTCATTATCACTGATTTGTGGTGTTACTGGAGTTGCAGCAGGAACACCTCTAGTGATAGAGAATACCTTGTCTTTGTTGACATGAACAACATCTTTTCTTCCTAGATAATATGAATAGTCATATGTAATCTCTGAAGAAGGCGCAACCATTGTTATACCTGTACCAGTATAATTGAATGTTGTCGATGTTGAAGGATTTTCTGAAGCACCAGCAACAGTTGTAGAATCGGTTGCAGAAATAGTTTTGACTGGTCTAAAATCAAGTTGATTTCTCAGATCATAACTCTTACCTGAACTAGGAGACTTATAGATAGGAATCTCT